AATCAAGTCTGTTACTACTAGCTTTAGCAGTGTAGGGCTGCGTCCTGCTTGTCCTGCTGGCGACTTCCAGTCATAGGTACTGATTACTGCTTTAGCTTTAGAGCCGTTACCTACTAGGATGCCTTGGATCTCAGCACCGTTTGTGTCGTAGATGCGGATAGGGTGGCTAGACTTACAGGTAATGAAGCTGCCCTGACCGTCTTTGCTGCGTACATTCAAGCCTTGCATCTCAAGAGCTTCTACTGCTGCTTTAGACAGTTGAGCTAGGTCTACTTGAAACTTACCTGACATACGGTTCACTTCGTTAAGGTTAGACCACATCATGTCTGCGTTTACTGTTACTGGTTTTGCTTCGTTCATACTATCACCTTTGATTGAAATGTTGCGTTTACTTGCTGTTTTAGATCACAACTGATCTACATATATTATACCATTTTTGGTATGGTTTTGTCAATGGGTTTCAGCCCAATTGTTTCCTACGTTGTATTCACCATCGAGAGGGCAGCGTAACTCTAGTACATCGCCTGCATCTCTGATAGCCTTTACTGCTGCTTTGCCTACAGTGTGTGCAAAGAACTCTGGTACTTCTATCTGGAACTCATCATGCACGTTAGCTACTAACTTGTACGGTATCCTGTACGTGTCTAACGCTTGTATTAACAACACCAGTGCCTGCTTCATTACGACAGCACCAGCGCCTTGTAGCAATGTGTTTAACGCCGCGTGTTCGCTTCTCACTCGTAAGCGTCTACCGTCTAGCGAGGGTAGTGTGCCGCTGCTGGCGAAGTTTGCTACACGCTTTTTAAGATTGTCTAGTGCTGGTGTGTTGCGTAGGAAGGAGTTTATCAGCTTCTCACCTTCCTTGTAACCACCTCCAACTATCTGACCTATCTTGGCTGCGCCAGCACCGTAAAGAAAAGCATATATGAATGTTTTCGCTTGTGGGCGTGAGTCTAGCCCTGCTGCTTTCATGTTAGCTGTGTGGATGTCACCGCTCAGGATCTCGTTGGTGTAGTTATCGTCGCGCATGTAATGTGCCAGCATACGCAGCTCTAAACCACTGGCATCAATGCCTACAAGTTTGTAGTGCTCAGGTACACACCAGAACGATCTACACTCTTTGCCATACGGTGCAGACACTGACGGCACTTGAGCCATGTTAGGGCTGTGATGCGTCATTCTACCTGTCACTGCACCGTTGGTAATCACTCTACCGTGAACTCTGCCGTCCTTCTGAAAGGATAACCATGAATCTATCTGTGCGGTGCGTTTCTGTAGCATTAGATACTCGTAGATCATCTTAGCTTCTGGTATGTCAATGCCTTCCAAGACCTTCTCGTTGACAATGATAGCGCCCTTGTCTGTCTTCTTCTTAAACTTTACACCTACGCTCTGTAACCTCTCAGCTATCTGCTTACGAGATCCTACGTTAAACTCTGTTACCTTATCCTTCAGGCGCTTTGCTGTCTTCTCGCTCCAACGCTCCTCCACTATCGGTGGGAACACTTTCTGTAGGTCTGCTGTTATCTGTAGCATCTTGTAGTTCAGTTCTACCCAGAGCGAGCTGGCTTGTTCTACGTTGAGCATGAAGCCGTTGCGCTCCTGCTGCGCCATAATGATGAACACCTGCTCTTCTAAATCTACGCATTGTTGGCTGAATCCCTCGTCTTTAAAACATTTGTTTAAGTGCTTGTAGAGTCTGGTGGTTAGTGCTACGTCTTGTCTGCAATACACTACCATCTCGTCTGACAGTCCACCGTCATAGTCGCTAAAGTCTATCTTCTGGTCACCGAAACGCTCACCCCACGAAGCTAAACTGTGTCCACCCTCTAGTGACGGGTTCCACAGCCTGCTGCGTGCTAGTGTGTCTTTGAGCTTGCTAGGATCAATGGTCAATCCCCACTGCTTCTCTAGCACTGGCGCGTCAAAGCCTATGATATTGTGACCAATAACGCCAATCGAGTCACGTAATACAGGCTCCAGCGTCTCAGCACTGTAGTGTTCTAGCATCTCGCCAGTGTCTACGTCCTGAGTTACTACCACCCAGATTATGTCGTGCTTAGTGTTGGTTTCTATATCTAGTGTAATCAACATAATACTGACTCGCTTTAGGTTCTTTGTTGCTGTGTCTGTCGTAAGGGTTTGTGTGTCTTATTTGAGCTTTACGCTCTTGTAGGTCAACTACCCAGCTTCCAATCTTGCTCATATTCTTGACTCTCCAGTATGTTATCTGATTCCGACCGTAGGTCTTCTCTGTCGATTGTGTTTATTTCATTGTCGGTGTAAAAGTAGCAACCATTGCACATATCTAAATAATCGCCACTCTGTGCTGACTTTCTTGTAGACTCAAAATCCGTTAATGCCTTATTACACGCTAAACATCTCATTACAGGGCTTCCTCTCTGATTTCGTTCATTCTACCAGTGTTAGCGTCAAATAACAACCCACCCGCTTTGCCTGTAGTGCCACAGAAGCGATTCTTTAGCACTCTCACGTTGGTGGTGTTGCGCTCTATAGGATCATCAGCCTGACCGTTACGCTCTAGTCCTATCACCATGTCTGATAGCTGTGCGATGGATGCAGAGCCTCTGAGCTGTGACAGTGAACTGGCTGCACCCTCTTCGTGGCCTTTGCCGTCTGGTCGCTTTAGATGGCTAACCATAAACAATGTTATACCTGTTTCCTGTACTAGCATACGCAGCTTTGTGCATATCTCATCCAGAGCTTTTCTCTCGTCACCGTTGCTCTGAGCTGATACAACAATACTAACGTGGTCTAGGAACAAAAACTTAGTGTCTAGCGCCTTAGCCATGTAGCGACACCTAGCGACAATGTTGTCAATACTGGTGCTGCCGAAGTGGTCAAACAAGAACAGTCTCTGAGTGCCCATAGTATCTTCAAAGGCTTCCCAGCGTTCCTCTTCTGTGCTTTCTACGTCTGGTAGATGTAGCGGCTTATTTGCGGCTAATGACATCAACGACAACGCTGTCTTTCTGGCGTTCTCCTCTAGGAATAGCAGGCCAATGTTCTCTTCTGAGTTTTTGAGGATGTGCCACACTATCTCACGTACAAATTGAGACTTACCTAGTCCAGAACCTGCTGTGATTGTCACCAGCTCTGCCTCTCTAATGCCGTATGTTAGCTTGTTAAGGCTATCCCACGGGTACATGACTGCTGACTTCTCTAGTGGCTTGTTAACCTCTTCCCAGAGTGCAGCACCGTTAATGATTCCATCGGGTACAAACTTCTCTGCCGCCCAGAATGCTGCGGTGAAGTCTTTGATGTTGTTGTCCATCAGATAGTCGTTAGCGTCTTTGTACTGTGGCGGGTGCTTCATCACTGCTGACTTACCACCAAACAGCTCTGCTACCTCTCTGGCTGCTTTCTGGCCCACATCGTCGCTATCAAAGCATACAACAATAGCGTCGAAGGTGTCTAACCACTCGTAAGCCGCCTTACAGTCTTTTAGAGCTGCACTAGCGCCATTGCGTACACTGACACAAGGGTATTTGCTACCTTGCATCTGGTAGCCTGCTGCGGCATCGTACTCGCCTTCAAAGATAGTGACGTACTTACCACCGCCAGTGAACAATTGCTGACCAAATAGCTGCGCTTCCTTCCACTCTCCGACAGTAGAAAACTGCTTATCTGGTAACCTGACCTTAGCGGCTATAGGTATTGTCGCACTGTCTGCACCGTAGTAACTAAAATACGTCTTCTCTGGTGTGTCTAGGATGCCGTATGCTTTAGCTGTGGCTGTTGTAAGCCCTCTGTTTGGTATAGACTCGTAACGCCTAGTGGTTAACATATTCTCTATAGCAGTGAAGCTAGGCTTTGCTGTTGGCTCGTAATTCTGTGGAACCTCGATAGAGTAATTGTCGCTGTCTGGTTTCGTGTAAGCCGCGCAGGAATGGCAGAAGGAACTGCCGTTGTCGTTTAACTGTAACGCATCTGAGCTGCTACAGTCTGGACACGGTTGATGTATTTTTCTCATTCTTCTATCTCCTCGTAAGCTCTACCGAACGATATAACCATTAGCGGTATCAGTAAGATAGTGCCTTGAAATGGCCTCACTATCAACTCTTCTGTGAAAGTGTTATACAGGTATATAGGTCTAGAATCAACAAACTCTAGATCGAAGCCAACGCCATTGCGTAACTCGATACTGAAGCTCCTATTGAAAATCTCTTTGTAATACATTATTTATCCTCTCTAGTTCGTGTAAAAATCATATCGTACTCGTTACTCTCGTGAATGAAGTCCACAATCTTACCTGAACTGATCTGATAAAACAATGCTGCCTGAGTAACATCGAAAGTGCCGTTGGCA